CCTCCTGGTAGCCCCTGATCGCAGTCATCAGCGCAAAGGTGCGGGTCTTTCCGCTACCCCTCCCGCCGTATGCACCTCGGTATCGGGCTGGCCCCTCAAATACCGGGACTAGTGGATCCGGTATCAGTATCGTCGACTGCTGCATCTGCCCTTACGCCCTGCAGCGTAATCACTGTTGGCTTCATAGACCCGTCAGAACTGCTGTGATCAACCTCCTGACGATCTGAGTAGCCATGCTTGGTGAGCATTAGCTTACTGATAGTCGTGTTTAGATCGCCTCTGAGAGCGCCTGAAAAAATCTTCTTCGCCTGATTTACTAACAAAGTGTCTAAGATGTATAAAAAATCTTCGTCAGAATCACGCCAGTTGTAGAGAGTCCTGCGCGTTACAGACAAGTAGACAGCCAATCCCTCGATTGTAGGGACAGCTTCATCATTCTCGTATCCAACCTCGATATACTCGATCGCCTTAGCCCTGACCTCATCAGTGAGCTTGGTTGGCCTTCCTCGGCCTTGAGGTTGTCCTTCTACTTCCACGGCTTTGTTATCCATTCCTTCCGCCAGCTGGCGAGCTCGTACTCTGTTGGTCTGTCTAGCCTTGAGCTATACATCACACTGATCCTGATGGTCTCATCAATGATCCCATACTCAATCGCTGCTCTCGCCTTCCTGAAAGGTATGTCGAGCATCTCTGCAATATCAGCGCAGGTAAAGTGAATCCGATCTCCCGCCAGTATCAACTTCAAGTAGTCCGGGGCGGTTTTTGGTCGCTCCTTCACTGCTAGTCTATTATATCAAAGTCAGGGTGCGGGATTGAGTAGGCCCAGTATTGCCCCACCTCATGTCCACACCTGATGACTCCCAGGCTGATGTCCTCATCGCTTATTGGATAGGACTCTACTGACCCGTCACTAAATGCCACAAGAACCGTGTCTGCCTCTGAGGGCATCTCTCCTGGCTCTATAGGGTGCCATTTAATATGCACCTCCTGCTCATGTTTGACGCTTGGGCTGACTAGATTGGCGTTTCTATGAACCCCCACGCTACGCACTTCATCTAGCCTTTCGACGCCCAAGCTCGCCGTTGGAGTGGCGCGGGATCTTGGTGTACATGGTGTAGAACGTCCTATCTGGACATCTCAAATGCTTCGGGCATCTGAATATCTCAAGGATCTCATCCTTTCTGGCGAGTGAGAGCGGGACAAGCCTGAGCCCCTGAAGTAAAGCCATGTCTCTGCCGCTTCTCTCTGCGGCTTGGATTGCCCCCTCTACAGCGCACTTAACTTGGTCATCTGTTGCCACTAACGAGCTCCCTGTAACGTCTGAATGCGTCCTTGTCAGCCATTATCTGGTCAATAAACTCCATGTAATGCTTCTCAAGAAAGCGGTGCTTCTGGAGCTCTACAGCCATACTCATCTGCTGCTCTGGCGTCAAAGTATGCCAGTGATACTTCTGGCTGATAAAAGTGTCTAAAACCTCTCGCTTTACAGGCTCAAAAGACATAAGCATCTCCCTAATGCTACGCTCTTGTTGATTTTACGCCCAATCTACTTAACTGGATATACCGATTTGTTATATTCAGTTGTAGCTTATAATCTCATGATCTGGATCTTCTTCTTTCTTTCTAACCTCTGCCCGGTAGTGGGCGCTGATTTCCTTTCTCAAATCCTTGGTTGTTTTGAGTATCTCTCTGGCCTTTTCCCTAAGTATTTCAAGGTGACCCTTACCCCATAACTGCTCAAGGAAGTCAGTAAACGCCAGCGGATTCTCAGTGAAGTAGCGGTGGCAGGCGGCACACCCAGCGGCAGCGTTATCCATAGACCATCTCACGGCCTTGTTGCGCCTTCCAACAACATGCATAGCCTGGAGCGTCTCAGAGTTGCCACAGCGAACGCAAAAGCCGTCCCTAAGCCTTACCGCCTTGCTAAACCAGACGTCCGCCTGATCACGCTTAATTGACACCAGAGCGATCCTTTTTCCAACGCCCAACATCATCCAAGCATAATCCGATTGCAGTGAGGTCTGTAGCGCACGACCTATCTACCCCATACGTTCCCACGCGGTGTTGGTCAAAAGCCTGCGTACTAGTGAATACACGCCCACATTCGCGGCATCCAGTGAAAGCCTTCCTTGTATTCTCAAATTGGCTGATATGAGCCTCTAATGGCATGTCTTATCCCCTCCCGAGTCGTCTTCTATTTCTATTTCAATCTCACCCACCGATAAAGCAGTCTGCCACATCTCTGCAAAGCGGTCTATCTCAACATCTACTGTCACGCCTTCAGGGAAGTTGTCAGTGTAAACGTCCGTTTCTGAGGGGTTTGAGGAGTTGGTCATACAGCCGCCTATGGTTGACACTAAAAACACAACCATACCTTTGTTTTTTGGTAATTCCGCTGCGATTAGCATCATAGCCTGGGCCTCACTGTGATCCTTGATATCTCCCCGTCAATTTTATCGTAAGTGATTACCTTTGCGCCCCTCCTAGACACCCAGCCTCCACGCGCTGCATAGGCGTCTCTGGCGGCTAAAGTTGGGTGTTGCTCTGCTATCGCCCCGCCATCTTCTACCACTCGCTCGTGATGGTAATGGCCCGTATGGATGTAGGTGTAGTTAGATTTGCCCCACATCTCTCGGAATCGAGGCTCGCTAGCAAACAGCTTATGCAGCTGCGGCAGCTTCATCTTGTGCCCATGATGGAAGGCGAGCATGGTCTGGCCGTGTAGGTATGCGTAATAGGGATAGTCATTATCAATCACCTCTACCCGTCGCTCTTTGCTAAACAGATGCGCTAGGTGTTTACGCAGCCAGATGGAGCCAGAAATATCGTGATTTCCCTCCGCATTCACAATAACCACCCTGCCGAAATGGCCCAGCATAATGTTTACCGCCTCGGCCATTACTGACATTGTGAGGTCAACCAGCTTCGCATACCGGGTGTCTGCGTCCAAAATATGGCCCGATTGGGGGGTCACATTGAGGATCCCGTCCCAATGGAGAAAGTCCCCTAGCTGGCAGAGCATCCCCGTACCGGCCTTCGGTGAGGCTGACACCATATCGTGGATTGAGTTAAGGAAGACGTCCCGGGCGATCTTGATATCCCAATCTTCGCCGGTCTCCGCCTCATAGGCGTACATACCGAGATGGAAGTCGGTGATCGTTAAAAGGCTCAGCAACGAGTCTTCTACCTTGGTAGGCTTTTTGGTTGGCTTAAACCTTGGGACGTCCTGGTGCGCTTCCTCTAGCCGCTCAAGCAGGATCTCAAACTGGCGCTTCTCGTCGGTCTGGGATTTGACCCACTGGCGCACCATGCGGCCGTCATCATCATAGAACGTCGATACGCCCTTGATTTTGTGGCCGTCTGGGACAGGGTGATTCCAATCATGCTCTGGGCTATACCCGGCTTTCGCAGCGCGATCCTTGACCCGGCGCATGACTCGGTAAAGGTTGCGGGTATCTATACCCAGGCGCTGAGCAATCTCTCTATGGTTCAGCCCTTGGTGCTTTAAAGTGTATATTTCTAGCTGCCGCTCTGTTTCACAGAACTGCATCATTGGATGTTCCGACACTTAGCCCCCCTTGAGTGTCATAAACTCCGAGTCCGCTGGACAGGTCAATTGTACACCAAGATCGAGGCACCAGTTTTGAATTTTATCCATGAATTCAAGCATCTCCCCACGATCCAGAGAACTGGTCTCACGAACCTGATTCTTAATTATTGTTTTTCCTACAACAAGGTCTGCGGTTCCGAGAAACTTGTACTTCACAAGGGTTTTCATTTTCTCTTCAGTGAGGTCGGGCATCGTCTTTTGGAAATGAGCGGTCATCTCTCTCACCCACAAATGAAACAGCGCGTTCTGGCTTAGGCTGCGCTTCGGCTTATACGGTGACACTTTCCATTGAACCGGGTTTTCCCAGTTCCAGTTCTTCCGCAGCCAATCCTCAAAAAAGACCAGCCTCTGAGTAATTTCATCCGCACTCTTTACCATCCAAAATTCACCCATGACCCCCCTCCTATAACAGTTCTTGGATCTTTGGCGGCGTGAGGCGCTCACCCACACTGAAGGTCTGACCGGCCGTGTCATACAGCTGAATGATCCCCTCAAATGGAGCCTTGCGTTGTTTCGCCACTATGGCCCGGAAGTCGGCCTGTTCCTGCAAAACCTTACGCTCCTTGTCATCAAGCGATATGCCGTATTCCTGCTTGGTCTTAATCTTCGCCCGGAGCTTGTTGTGCCAGACAATAATCAAAAGGTGGCACTGATCAACGATTGTGCTGCCGCCCCTGATATCAAATCGAGTCGGGACATACTCATCACCTCCCCGGTCGGGCTTTCTGACATGGTGAATAATGCAGATATGAACCTTCAGGGCTGAAGCAAGGCCAATCACCTGATTGAACCAAAGCCGCTCGCGCTCGATGTCATCTGAGACCCCCGTAAACTGAAGGTTGTCAATGACAATGAGCTTGCAGCCTCTCTCCGCCATAGCCGCAATCGCCCCCAGGCTCTGCAGCGGCTTCACTCCGCCCAAAACGCGATACCAGCAGAATCTGGGCTCAATCCACTCTGCGAACCGCTCGCCCATCTGCCGAGACGGGTTGTTTACCGCAACAGCCTGCTTGCACATCAGCTTAGCCGTGTCCTCAACGTCCATCTCAAATGACGCTAGGCCCACCATACATTCCTGAGCGGCGTGAACCATGATCTGGCTAATGAAGGTGGACTTTTTATGCCCGTTAATCCCGGCTATGACTGAGCATTCACCCATCCGTAGCCTGACCTTATCGTGGGTGTTACCCCACGGCATCTTAATCCCGGTCTCAGATGGGGACTTTTCCAGCCGATCTAAAAACTCATCCCTAAATGCGTCTATGCTGACTACATCAAGGTCTTCGACCTTAGCGTAGATTTTCTGCAAGTCAGCGTCAGTGAAATCTTCAACCTCAGAATGTGACAGTCTCATATGACCAGTTCTCCCGTAGTGCTATTAGTTGTTTTTGGGAATACGGACTTCCACCCGCATTCAATGGCGCGATCAACGCACTCTCGCTGCTCGTAGAATGACACCTCCTTTAACTTATTGGCAACGATAGTCAGCGACCTATCAGTACACGGTGCCTTGAACTTCCTCCGGTACTGAACCCAATCCTTCCAGACGTCAGGATCAACTCCTTCAGGAACCTTACGGCTATGTTTTTCCCTTTGGTGGTTAATTGGTGGTTCTATGGTGGTTAGAGTATTCATTTGCGTACTGCTAGCAGTCTTCAATTGCGTACTGCTACCAGTATTCAATTGCGTACTACTAGCACTAGTATTCATTTGCGTACTACCAAGGCTTAACGTGTAGATTGTGGACTTATTAAATCTTGGCTCTTTAGCTATGAGACCTAGCTCCACCAACGACGCTAGCGCCCTCGATACGGCATTACGGCTCGCGCAGCTTCGGGTCATGATGTCCTCATATGACGGGAAGCATCTCCCCTGGGCATCAGCCCGATCTGCTAGCGCAATTAATACAGCCTTCTGGGTGCTGGTTACGTTAGTGACATGATTCAAGGCCCAGTTGATGGCCTCAATGCTCATTCTTGGCGATCTCCGTTGCTACCTTCCAGACAAAGCCATTGCGCTTGCCGCCCTTCTTGAGTGCCGCCAAGTAGGTAACCTTATCCTTCGCGGATATAGGCTTACCCGTCTCTCTAGCGTGTTCTACAAACTCAACGATGAAGTCCTCAAGCACATCGCTGACCCGCTTGATATTGGCCTTGTAGTGCTCATCTTCCGGGTATAGCGCGTCCCAGCCCAATCCTATGCTAGCCAAGACTTCTAGGGCTCCGCAGCCGCCAAAACAGTGAATAAGAATCCTGCCATCGCCCTTTTCTGTAATCCTCAACGACGGCGTTGAGTCATCATGTGACGGGCATCTAGCAAGCCATTGACCATTACCGACCGACTTGTACTTATCCAGCCGATCCAAAATTATCTGTACTGACATAACCCCCCCAAGTTATAATTTATAGGCAATCTCATGATTGTGACCTCCCTTGCTGGCCCCCTCCGGGGGGCCTTTTTTATTTGAGAAAGTCGCTCACTGGAATGTTGAGAGCAGAGCAAACTAGCACAACGCTACTCAGCAGCATATCCCCTTGCGACCGCCATCTTGAAATTTGCTGGGGGGACTTCCCTGTCCTCTTCGCCAATTCAACAGAACTGACCCCCAACTCCTTCTGCAGCCTCCGCAGCTTCAGCCCAGTGTTCAAAATGGAAGATCCTCATCTGGTACAGCAGCGGGCGCTTCCGTGGAAGCAAACTCAGGCATAGCCGTAGCCTGCTTTGGTTTTCTCTTCACCATATCAAGATTGAGCCAGCCATCTCGATCAATACCACCGGCCGCAATCTGATCACTCAGCCATTGGCGGAATGCAGGCAGGTTTATCGAAAGCTCATACTCAACAAAGTCTGGCTTCCAGTCGGCTGGGGTTCTGATGCTGATGCCTTCGGCGCTTACGCCCTCTCTCGCCTCCTTGTTGTACCAGGTTATGTTGTGGGTGTAGTTTCGCTCGCTCATATTGCGCTCTCCTCATTTAAGATTTGCTTCTTCGCGTTACTGATTGCTGGCCCTTTGAGGTATTTCTCCTCGGCCGTGGTGAATACACCGCCCTTTGAAGGTGCTCTCCTCAGGGCGTGCTTGGTTTCATCATCGAGTTCTAAATAGCACTCAGCAGCCATCAGATCGTCCTGATTCTGAATCGCCTGCTTGATGAAATAGACGGACTCAAAGTGCTCACGAACGCAAGCAATATGATCCATTAACTCCTTACTAAACTGAACTGCCGGGTTAGGTGCCGCGTCTTTAAAGTCATCAGCTTCCTCTTCGGAATAGGCGTCTCCGCTTACACCTATCAGCTTCAAAATTACACGATCCTTGGCCCGCTTCTCGGCCATCGCCGCATAATACTTATTATGGCTTGTAGCCTGGGACGCCTCCCCAACGCTCCACGCAGATTCGCCGTCTAGGTGTCCCGTTACCCGCATGATAACGTGATCAGGGCTTGCGTAAGCGAACTCTGGCTCGTCAAACCAGATGTTTAGCCTATCAGCAACACGCTCCAACGCCTTATGCTTTACTGCATACACCCCGGGCCTAACCTGCCAGCAGGCTGTCTCTGGAGTCTCCCCAATCTCTCTTAAAATCTTTCCTAGACGCTCAGGTATCCCGCTCATCGCTGCCTCCTAAAGCCGTTGTCTTCCATCTGGGCAAGGGTGTAGCCGTCACTAAAGCCGTAACGGAACGCCTCTGATTGGCGCTCTACACCCCAATGATCGCAGGCATAGCCCGCAATGAACCCGTTCTTGAATTCAGCCTCA